CGACCTGACGCGCACCGTCTATCAGAAGGATTTTCTTTGAATCGCTTTGCAGATGGTCTTCAATAAGAGATTCGATTTTCCGAAACAGCATCGTCGCTCCTCCTTGTAATGACTTTTCAAGAAGATAATACACCGCAAGGAGCAACTTTTCAATATAATTTTGTCGAAATTGTCGTCACTTTTCAAAATTGCAGATGATAGGAATCTAAGGACAAGTTTTGTCCTCACATTTCTATCATCAAAAAGACGGGAGCCGTCCATTGATTGGAAGAATATTGCTTTCCCATGGCATGGCTCGGCTCCCGCCGCATTTGTGTTCTTACTTACTAATGATCCTATTCGACACTACTCCCCGGATCGTGGGCGGCTAAACTGACCAGTGGCTGGCACCACCCTCCGGGAATCTCACCCCTCCGAGGATCTCTCCGAGCTGCCCCCATTGCTTGAGTCTGTGGCTGGACAGTGAGTACAGGTCAACGGTGTCATTGCGAGACAGCTTGCCAAAGCTGCTTTGGGCTGGGTGGGTATCGCTCGGCCACCTTAGTAGGCCGTCTTTTATGCGGAGTTTTCCGCACAGGTGGGTCTTGGCGCACCCGCCGCATCGCTGTTCCCCTTCGTCAGGGGCCCGTTGGCTGACGTTATCAGTCGCCGGATATGCAGTTTTCAATGTTCACAAGAAAGAAGGTATTACAAGAAGAAGCAGGACAAAAAGACAGTGCTGCACTACTGCAAATTCGTGGGGGAAACGGTGCTGTACGCCACGGAGAACGAGAACGGCGAGGGCTGGTATGACCACGGGAAATATCCCTTCGTGTTCGACCCCATGTTCCGTGTGAAGGGGACGCCCTGCGGCTTTGGCTATATCGACATTGGCAAGGGTGCCCAGGAGTACATCGACCGCGGGGATCAGGCGGTGATGCAGAATATGCTGTCCAATGCCAAGCCCCGGTACTTCGTTCGCTCCGACGGCTCTGTGAATGAGCAGGAATATGCCGACATGACGAAGGATTTCGTGCATACCGACGGCAATCTGGGGCAGGACAGCATCCTGCCGGTGGTGGGCAAGGTGCTCAACAGCATCTATCTGAACGTGCTGGACAGAAAGGTGGACGAGCTGAAGGAGACCACCGGCAACCGGGACGTGTCCACCGGCGGCTCTACCTCCGGCGTGACGGCGGCCAGCGCCATTGCGGCCATGCAGGAGGCGGGCAGCAAGCTGAGCCGGGACGGCAACAAGGCGGCCTACCGTGCCTTCCGTGAGGTGGTGGAGCTGGTGGTGGAGCTGATCCGCCAGTTCTATGACCTGCCCCGTCAGTTCCGTATTCTGGGCGAGAACGGTCGGGAGGATTTCGTCAGCTACACCAACGCCGGAATCAAGCCTGTGTATCAGGGCATGGAGATGGGCGTGGATATGGGCTACCGGCTGCCGGTGTTCGACATTGAGATCACGGCGGAGAAGGCCAGTCCTTACAGCAAGCTGAGCCAGAACGAGCTGGCGCTGCAATTCTTCGGGGCCGGGTTCTTCAATCCCCAAATGACCGACCAGGCGCTGGCGTGTCTGGAGATGATGGACTTTGACGGCAAGGAGCAGATCATGCAGCGCATCAGCGCCAACGGGACGCTGTATCAGCGTCTGATGATGGCCCAGCAGCAGGCGGTGGCTATGGCCCAGCTGGTGGATATGAAGCTGGGCACCAACTACGCCATGCAGCTGCTGGGCGGTGCGCAGGGTACGCAGCAGCCCATGCCGGGAAGCGTTCCCGATACCGGCAACAGCGGCGGCGAGAGCAGCGTGACCGCCAACGCCAGAAAGGAAGCGGCAGACCGTGCCGCGCCGGTGTAAGCCATGGTGCGGGTAGAATTTTCACGGTGCGGCGGCACCTATGTGCTGCGGATGACCGGCCACGCGGGACAGGCCGACGTGGGGCATGACGTGGTGTGTGCGGCGGCCACCATCCTGTGCTATACGGCGGCGCAGACGGCCCTTGACCTCTATGAGCAGGGGAAGCTCCGCAAAAGGCCCCGCGTGGACGTGGACAGGGGCGACGCCACGGTGACGCTGTGTCCCCGGCAGGACGCGGCGGGGGAGGCGGCTGTGGCGCTGCGGACGGTGGCGACGGGATTTGCGCTGCTCAGTCACCATTATCCGGAGTATGTGACATTCAGGCGTGAGCCTTAATGATGGATTCGCCCACCTGACGGGCAGATTACGGTTTCGCCCACCTACGGGCAGGAGGATACCATGAAAAATTTGTACCGTTGGCGCGGTCTCCAGCTGTTCGCAGAGGGGGACGGCGGCACAGCAGCGGGCACCGCGGGCGCGGCGGCTGGTACTGGCCAGCAGGCTGAACAGAACGCACCCGACGCCGGGGCGCAGCAGCAGGCAGAGCCTGCAAGAGATCTTGGCAAGGAATTTGACGCGCTCATCAAGGGCGAGTTCAAGGACGTATATGCCAAGCGGGTACAGGACACGGTGACGCGGCGCCTGAAAGGCCCCAGTGCTGACGCGGAGAAGTTCCGCGCCATGCAGCCGGTGATGCAGATGCTGTCCCAGCGCTATGGCGTGGACGCTGCCGATATCAAGGCGCTGTCTGCTGCCATCGAGGAGGACAACGCCTTCTATCAGGAGGAGGCGGAGCGTCTGGGCATCAGCGTGGATCAGGTGAAAGCCATCCGCAAGACGGAGCGGGAGAACCAGCAGCTGAAGGAGCAGCTGGCCGAACGGGAGAGCCGCCAGCGGATGGAGCAGAACATCGCCAAATGGTCGCAGGAGGCGCAGGCCATCGCGCAGAAGTATCCGGGACTGGATCTGGAGAAGGAGCTGGGGAACCCGCAGTTTTTCAATGCGTTGATGAACGGGGCCAGCGTGGAGGGCGCCTATTGGGGTCTGTACCACGACCAGCTGATCCCGCAGGCCATGCAGTACACCGCTCAGGAGACGGAGCGGAAGCTGGCGGCCAAGATCCAGGCACAGGGCCAGCGCCCCACGGAAAACGGTGCGGGCGCCGGTGTGACCATGAAGAGCGACGTGTCGAAGCTCTCCGACAAGGATATGGATGATCTCATCCAACGTGCAAGGAGGGGCGAGAAGATCTGCTTCTGACCTCTCCGGAAGGGAGATTTATGAAAACCGTTAAAGACTTTTTTATGATGGCGCTGGACATGCAGCTGTTTGCTGATGTGACCAACACCACCGGCTCCAACTCCACCGGCAACAACCTGTCGGCGGAAATGAAAACCTTTTATGACAAGGTGCTGCTGCGTGAGGCAGGCCCCAATCTGGTGCATAGCCAGTTCGGCCAGAAGCGCGACATCCCCAAGGGCAGCGGTAAGACCATTGAGTTCCGCAAGTTCAACCAGCTGCCCAAGGCGCTGACCGCCCTGACGGAAGGTGTGACCCCCAGCGGCGGCGCGCTGGACGTGACCAGCCTGACCGCCACCGTGGCGCAGTACGGCTACTTCGTGCGTGTGTCCGACGTGCTGGATCTGACCGCCATTGACAATGTGATCGTGGAGGCCACCCAGCTGCTGGGCGCACAGGCGGGCGTGACCATGGATACCGTGGTGCGCAATCAGCTGTCTGCCGGCAACAACGTGCTGTTCTGCCCCACCGTGGCCAGCGGCACCGAGACCGCTGTGACGCAGCGCAAGAACATGAACACCACCAGCCAGCTGACCGTGAAGATGATCCAGAAGGCCGTTGCCACCCTGAAGAAGAACAACGTGCCGACCTTCAACGGCGACTATGTGGCGATCATCCACCCCTATGTGGCCTACGACCTGCAGCGTGACCCTGAGTGGATCGACGCCCACAAGTATGCCCAGCCGGAGAACCTGTTTACCGGCGAGATCGGCAAGGTGGCCGGTGTGCGCTTCGTGGAATCCACCGAGGCCAAGGTATGGAAGGACAGCGACTGTCCCCAGAAGTCCGCGGGCAGCGGCAGTGATCCCGCCACCTACTACGGCGTGTTCTCCACGCTGGTGCTGGGCAAGAATGCCTACGGTGTGACCGAGGTGACGGGCGGCGGCCTCCAGACCATCGTCAAGCCTCTCGGCGCCGGTGAAGATCCCCTGAACCAGCGCTCCACCGTGGGCTGGAAGGGTATCCGCACCGCCAAGATCCTGCTGGAGCAGAATATGGTGCGTATCGAATCCGTTTCCGCTGAGTGGAGCGGCACCGTGGACGCCAACTGACATACTGCGCGGCGGGGGATACGCTCCCCCGCCGCAGAAGAAAGGAAAACGACATGGATAATGAAAACCTGAACACCGCCCAGACTGCACAGACCGCACAGGACACCCCTCAGACCACGCCGGAGCCTCCCAAGAAGGCGGAAAAGCCCAAGAAGGAGAAGATGGTGAAGGTGCTGCTGCCGCTGCTGGAAAACGGCGACACGGAGCAGTATGTGGCCGTGAACGGCCGCAGCTTTCTGATCCGCAGAGGTGAGGAAGTGGAAGTGCCGGAGTGCGTGGCAGAGGTGCTGCGCCTGAGCGAGAAGCAGAAGCGGGAGGCGTACCGCTATCAGCAGGAGGCCATCCGCCGGAGTATGCAGGGCGGCGATATGTGAGAAAACAAGGGGGCCGGTGTGCCCCCTTTCTTCAAAAGGAGGGATGGGGCATGACCATCATGCAGGCGCTGGAGGCGCTGGACAGAGAGAAGCCCAATGTGTTCACCCAGGAGGATAAGATCGGCTGGCTGAACGAGCTGGAGGCTATGGTGACAAGGGAGATCGTGCGGTGTTACCGGGGCGGCGAGACGGCGGAAATCCCTGTGCTGGGGGACGACGTGGAAGCCCAGCTGACGGCGCCGACACCCTATGACAGGATGTACCCCCTGTATCTGGCGGCCCAGGTGGATCGGCTGAACGGGGAGTTGGGCAAGTACAACAACTCCATCACGCTGTTTATGACGGCGTATGGGGAGTATCGCAACTGGTACAACCGCACCCACGAGAGCGTGGGCGCAAGCGTGAAATACTGGTAAGGAGGGGCGGCAATGCAGTTTCCCACACTGACAGAACAGGGGCAGAGCCGGGAGATGATCTCGACCTTTGCAGGCTATGACCACAATAGGAGCATTGCGGCCAATGCCTTTTATGACATGAAGAATATGTCCTCGGACGGCTATCCGCTGCTGCAGAGCCGCGCAAGGCGCGGCGTGGTGCGGCAGATGGAGACGCCCCAGGGGATTTTGGCCAAGGACGCTATGGCGTGGGCGGACGGCGGGAAGCTCTACTACAACGGGGCGGAGATTGTGGGCCTGACGCTGACGGAGGGCGAAAAGCAGCTGGTGAGCATGGGCGCGTACCTGCTGATCTGGCCGGATAAGAAGTATCTGAACACAAAAGACCTGACGGACTTCGGCAGTCTGGAAGCGAGCTACGAGAGCAGCGGCACGGTGACGTATCTTCTGTGCGGCGCGGACGGCAGCCCCCTGAGCAAGGTGTCCGCCACCAAGCCGGAGGAGCCCAAGGGCGGCGAATACTGGATCGACACCACGCAGACGCCCCACAGCCTGATGATGTGGAGCGAGAGCAGCGAGATGTGGATCGGCGTGGCGACGGTGTACACCAAGATCCAGGCGGTGGGCATCGGCAAGCCCTTCCAGGAGGGGGACGGCGTGGAGATCAGCGGCGCGGCCTATGGCGGCGACAGCGACGTGGTGCAGGCCCAATTTGAGGAGCTGAACGGCACGAAGATCATCTATGCCAAGGATGAGGACTATATCGTGGTGGTGGGTCTGATCGACCTGACCTATGAGCAGACGGAGGGCACCGTGACGGTAAAGCGGGCGGTGCCGGACATGGACTATGTGTGCGAGGCCCAGAACCGTATCTGGGGCTGCAAGTACGGCATGGTGGACGGCAAGGCCGTGAACGAGCTGTACTGCTGCAAGCTGGGCGACTTCCGCAACTGGCGGGTATACGCCGGTATCTCCACGGACGCCTGGGCCGCTTCTGTGGGTTCAGATGGGGCGTGGACGGGGTGCGCCAACTACCTGGGCTATCCTACGTTCTTCAAGGAGAATGTGATCCACCGGGTGGCCATCAGCGCCGTGGGCGCCCACCAGGTGACGGAGACGGTGGGCCGGGGTGTGCAGAGCGGCAGCTTCCGCAGCCTGTGCGTGGTGAATGAGGTGCTGTTCTACAAGTCCCGGACGGACGTGTGCGCCTATGACGGGAGCTTCCCCACCTCGATGGGGGCGGCACTGGGCGAGGAGCGGTATTCCGGGGCCGTGGGCGGCAGCTTCAACGGGAAGTACTACCTGTCCATGAAGGACAGCGGCGGGGCATGGCACCTGTTCTGCTACGACGCGGGGAAGGGCATGTGGCACCGGGAGGACAACACCCACGCCATGTGCTTTGCCGCCATGAACGACGACCTCTACTACATCGACGCGGACACGAAGAAGCTCATGTGTGTGCTGGGAACCCAGGGAACGCCGGAGACGGATCTGGAGTGGATGGCGGAGAGCGGCGTGATCGGGTATGAGTACCCGGACAAGAAGTATCTGAGCCGGTACAACATCCGGCTGCAGGTCGAGAACGGCGGAGAGCTGCGGCTCTACTGCCAGTATGATTCAGATGGCAGGTGGGAGCATGCCGGGACGGTGCGCCGGAGAGGGACGGGGACGTTTACGGTGCCGGTGATCCCCCGGCGGTGCGACCACATGAAGCTGCGGCTGGAGGGCAAGGGTGTTGTGCGGGTGTTCTCCATTGCCAAGATTCTGGAGCTGGGGAGTGATGTCGGATGGTAGTGATTCCCTCTCCACCCATGCTGCAGGGGGACAAGGCCCAGCAGCTACAGGACGTGCGGCGGTATCTCTACCGGCTGGTGGACACGCTGAACAGCAGCCTGAACAACCTGACGGCGGAGAATTTTTCCCAGGAGACGGCGGCGGCCCTGGGCGGGGCCACCCGGGAGGAGATGCAGCAGACCCAGGCGGATTTGAAATCCCTCATCATCAAGAACGCCAACGAAGTGCGCCAGACCATCGAGAAAGTGGAGCAGACGCTGCGGAGCGAATATGTGGCCATTTCGGACTTCGGCACCTTCCAGGAGAACATGGAGAACACCATCACGGCCACAGCGGCGGGACTGGAGCAGGAGATCAGCACACGCAGCGAGATCGTGAACAACTTCATTGCTGCCACCAATGGCTACATCCGCCAGGGCGTGGTGGGCTATGAGGGGCTGACGCCCATTATCGGTATCGCCATCGGCCAGGACATTCAGGTGACCGGCGTGAAGGAGACGGTAGGCGGCAAGGAGTACGAGGAGATCGACCGGAGCCAGAACATGAGCATCTGGACGACGAAGAAGCTGTCCTTCTACGTGAACGGCGGCGAGGTGGCGTATTTCGCCAACGACGCGCTGTATGTGACAGGCATCCACACGGGGACGGTGACGTTTCCCAACTGGGTGATAGACGACGGCAACGGGCTTTCGTTCCGTTGGACAGGAGGTAATTCATGAGCAGCTACAGCTGGGGAAGCGGGCCGACACTTACGGTCAACATCTCCGATAACATCTACCGCGTAAGTTCGGGCAGCACGTCGTATTCCGGTTATGTGACGGTGTCATTGGGCGGATGCAGCGGCGGCAGTTACTTCGGCTATTATATCGACGTGACGGTAAACGGGACGAAGAAGCGGCTGAAGGAGAATTCGCCGGATCGCTGGAACAGCGGCGCGTACAGCGCCAGTTTCTATGTGGCCGGCAGTACCACCGCCAGCAGCGTCAGCATTTCCATTACCCTGGGCACCAACGCGCCCCGCGGCGGCAAGACGCTGACGTATACCACCAGCATCGGTTCCTATTCCAGCGGCAGCAGCGGCGGAGGCGGCACCACAGGGCCTACGGCGGGAGCGTCTACCCCGACACTGAGCAAGAGCGGGGCGAAGCTGGGGGAGAAGGTGACCATCTACACCAACCGGGGCGACAGCCGCTATACCCACAAGGTGACGTACACGGTGGGCGGGGAGACCGGCACCATCGCCACTGGGGTGGGGGCCAGCTGCGAGTGGACGCCGCCCACCAGCCTGATCGACAAGGTGACCACCAGCGGCGCGGCCTGCACCATCACCTGCATCACCTACTACGGCAGCACCAACAAGGGAACGGCCACGGCGCGGCTGACGCTGTATCCTCCGGATGGGGCGGCCCCCACGGTGACGGATGGGTGGATCAGCGCAGAGCGGGACAACAGCCTGATTCCCGGCATCAACGCCTGGGTGGTGGGGTATTCCAAGGTGAAGATCACCTTTGACCCCAGCAAGGCCAGCGGGAACTTCAATGCCACCATTGTGGGCTTCTCGGTGCAGTACGACGGGGAGACAGTGGCGGCGGTGGACAACACCGCTACCACAAAGGCGCTGACCGGCACGGCGGCCACGGTGCGGTGCATGGTGACGGACAGCAGGGGCAACACCACCACGGAGACGGTGGAGGTGGAGGCGCTGGCCTATGCGCCGCCCACCATCACGGAGGCCAGCGTTTACCGCTGCGACGACGCGCTGCTGGCGGCGGATGACGGCGTACATATCGCGGCCAGGGCCACGGCGGGCTGCACCGGGCTGAACGGGGAGAACACCGTGACGCTGACGGCGGCCTATAAGGCGCTGGACGCGGCAGACTACGGCGCGGAGGTGGCGCTGCAAAGCGGCGTGACGGGCATGGTGACGGGGAGCGCCGACATCTCCACCATGCAGAGCTACACGGTGCGCCTGACGGCCACGGACAAGGTGGGCAACAGCGTCACGTATACCAGGGCGGTGCCCACCAAGTCGGTGACATTCCACCTGAAAGGTGGCGGCAAGGGCGCGTCCTTCGGCAGCTACGCGCAGACGGACTGCCTGCACTGCGAGTGGGGCGCGGAGTTTGCCGGGGATGTGAGCATCGCCGGGGCGCTGAAAGTGGGTGACAAGGCGCTGGCGGACATCATCAAGAGCGTGGTGACGCCGCTGCTGCCCAGTGTGCTGACCATTGACGCCATCTATCCGGTGGGCAGTATCTACATGTCCGTGACGGAGAACGCGGACCCGGAGACGCTGTTTCCGGGGACGTACTGGGAGCGGATCGCGGGGAAATTCCTGCTGGCCAGCAGCGAAGGTCTGTACGCAGTGGGAGCCACGGGTGGCGAAGCTTCCGTGATACTGACCGCCAGCCAGATGCCCAGCCACACCCACGGCGGCAGCATCGAGTCCGGCGGTGAACATAGCCACAGCTTTTCCGGAAACCAGTTCGGCAACAGCGGCGGCAGCCAGACGGCAGAGGGCAAGGGCGCGTCCGACAGCCACTACACCTTCTATACCAGCACAGACGGCAGCCACAGCCACAGCCTGAGCATCAGCGAGGGGGGGGGGGGGGGGAGCCACAACAACATGCCGCCGTATCTGGTGGTACACATGTGGAAACGTATCGCAGGGCCGGAGACAACATAAGGAGGAAACGACAGTATGGCATTTTCTTATAAAGATTATCAGGAGAGCGACCGGGTCAAGAAGCTGGCGGAGCGGCTTGCGCAGCTGGAGAGCCAGAAGCCGGGAGACTGGACAGGCGGACAGTATGGCCAGCAGATGCAGGAGGCGCTGGACGCCATCAGAAAGCGGAAGAAGTTCAGCTATGATCTGAACGGCGACGCGCTTTACCAGCAGTACAAGGACAAGTATGTGCAGCAGGGCAAGCAGGCCATGCAGGACACCATGGGGCAGGCGGCGGCGCTGACGGGCGGCTACGGCAGCACCTACGGCCAGGCGGTGGGCCAGCAGCAGTACGATGCCTATTTGCAGAATCTGAACGATGTGGTGCCGGAGCTTTATCAGCTGGCACTGAGCCGGTATCAGATGGAGGGCGACGACCTCAAGACCCAGTACAGCCTGCTGGCGGATCAGTACCAGCAGGAATACGGCCAGTATCGGGATAAAGTCGGCGACTGGCAGACGGAGCGGAATTTCCTGTCGGGCCGGTATGATTCGGAACGGAATCTGGATTATGGTATGTGGGGCGACGCCAGAGACTTCGCCTACACCGACTACCGCAACGGCATTGCGGACGAGCAGTGGCGCAGACAGTATGAGGAATCCGTCCGGCAGTTCAACGAGCAGATGGCACTTTCCCGTGAGCAATTTGCATGGCAGCAGGCACAGGCGCAGGCGGCTGCGGCGGCAAAGAGCAGCGGCGGAGGGAGTTCCAGCGGCGGTTCCGGCGGCAGCAAGAACACGGGGAGTTCTTCCTACAAGGACACCACCGCGTACAGCAGGGCGCTGGCCTATGCAAAGGCGGGGGCGCAGTCCCGCCGCACAGCGAACCTGCTGAACGGGTTCGTGCAGCGGGGCGAGATCACCGCCGCCCAAGCGGAACAAATCATGAACGAACTGTATTAACATAGGAGGTCAACACATGGCGGGATTTGATCCGAGTAAATACGGCAGTAAGAAGAGCAAAATCTACGGGAGCAGCGCTGCGGATACGAGGGTGGACAGCGGCACGGAAACCGGGTTTGACCCCAGCAGATACGGCGACAGCAAGAGTAAGCTCTATTCTCCCGGCAGCATGGTGATTACGCCGGAGCCGGTGGAGACACAGCAGAAAAAGCGGGAGAGACAGGTAGTCTCTCCCTACGGGACGTTTCTGGGCGGGTTCTCTTTTGCCAGAGGACGGCAGAAATCCGAAAAGGAACTGGCGGACGAACAGGCCCAGCAGGAAGCGTATATCAAGGAGTACCGGCGGCTGGCGGGGCTTGATCTGGACGATTACCGCGCAGAGGTGGAACAGGCCGGAAAAAAGGCACAGGAGAGCAAAGAACCGTATAATATCCACGCCTTTGGCGCGTATAACCCGCAAAAGACGGAAGCAGAGCGGGACTATGCCGCCAAGAAGGCCGACCTGAACAAGGCCGAGAGCATCCAGTATGATATCAAGGGCCGCGAGGCGCTGGACAATCTGACGGAGGATCAGACCGCTGCATTGGAGGTGCTGACAGACACAACAGGCGTTCCCGCAGCTGCTGCGCATGTCGATGCCGCGCGGAAACAGGCTGCGCGGGAGGCACTGTTGGCGTCCGGTTTCTCGGAGGATGAGCTTTCGCAGCTGGTGAATTACTATCGAAATATCCCCAAGCGGGAGAAGAACGCGGAGCGGTACGCCAAGGTGCAGGAGATGGCGCGGAATGAGGGCGAGAAGTCGCCTATTGGCGGCACGCTGCTGTCTGTTCCTGCCAACCTTCTGAGCGGTGTAGGCGCTATCGACGCGGCGCTGCGGAAACTGGCCGACCCCAACACGCCTACGGACTATAACGCCCCGGCCATGTTGCCCTATGCCTACGCCAGCGGTGTGCGGGGCGAGGTGACGAAAAACCTCCAGTATGACCACGGCGACGTGGCCGCGTTTGCGTATGGTGTGGGTACGTCCATGCTGGACAGCGCGGCCACGGTGGCACTGGCGGCGCTGGGCGTTCCGCCTGCGGCGGCTTCGGCCACGCTGGGCGGCGCGGCGGCCACCGACGCGATGGTGGCCGCAAAGGAGCGGGGACTGGACGATGGCCACGCTATTGTCACCGGTGTGGCGGCGGGCGTGATGGAAAGCTTCTTTGAGAAGGTAAGTCTGGAAAGCCTGATCCACATGAAACTGCCCACGGGCACGGCAAAGCAGAAGCTGGCCGGAATGCTGAAAAATGCCGCCATTCAGGGCGGTATCGAGGGAAGCGAGGAGATGTTCACCGACCTTGCCAACCTGTGGTGGGATAAGGTTATCAACGGCGGTATGGCAGATGTGAACCAGCGGGTCGCCGTATATATGGCGGGCGGCATGAGCTATCAGGAAGCACAGCAGAAGGTCGTGGGCGAGACGATCAAGGACATTGCGCTGGACTTCGGCGCCGGTGCGCTGGCCGGTGGCATTATGGGCGGCGGCAACATGGCGGTACAGACCGCCGCGCAGGGCCGGTATCAGGACGCCATGCAGCAGGCCAGAGAAAAGGCCGGCATCAAGGGAGAGTATCAGGCGTCACGGGACGGCAAGACCACCTATAACGGACAGGAGGTGTCCGTGGAGGGCGTGGACAAGGATGGGAAGCTTCGGCTGTCCACGGGTGAATCGGTGGCGGCGCAGGATGTACAGTTTGCCGACCGGAATACCGCCGAGGTATATGAAGGACTGGCAAACTCCGATCTTCCGGCGGCGGTGCAGGGCAGCATTGCGCGGGCCTATACGCAGGGCGACAGCTACCGCTATGTGCTGGGCGCACAGGAGGCATACCGGGCCGGACAGTACGGTACCGGCATGCGCGGAGATGGGTTCAACGCTGACCTGACGGACGCACAGCGGAAGCTGGCCTATGACCTGGGCGTAGCTATGCGCCGGGAGAGCAGCGAAAAAGCCGCCCCGGTGAAGAGCGGCAAGGTGGTATATGAGCAAGGCGTTGACCGGAAGTCCTTTACGGATATCCAGCGTACCAGCGTGAAGCTGGCCGAGGCCATCACCCAAGCGGTGAACGGCGAGGTACATCTTTATTCCACCACGCAGGACGCGGAGGGCAAGCGCACCATTGACCAGAAGGACGTGGCGGCACTGCTGGGCAGCGCGGAGAACGCGCCCAACGGCTTTTATGATCACAAGACCGGCAACATCTATGTGGATATCAACGCGGGCAACAACGGCGAGGGGACCATCCTGTACACGCTGGGGCATGAGTACACCCACCTGATCCACCAGAACGCGCGGGAGAGCTTTGACAAGCTGGCGGAATACCTGTTCTCCCGGTATGGCGAGCAGGGCGTGGATGTGGACGCTCTTGTGCTGGCAAAGCGGGAAGTGCTGGGTGTGGACTATGAGACAGCCTATGAGGAGGTGGTGGCCGACAGCATGGAGGCCATGCTGACCGACACCAACGCCGCTGAGAAGATCGCCGCGCTGAAAAAGACGGACAAGACGCTGTGGGAAAAGCTGAAAGACCTTGTGGGCAAGCTGCTGGAAAGTGTGCGGGGCCTTTATCAGAACATGACGCCCAACAGCGAGGAGGGCCGGAAGGTGCAGCAGATGGCGGACGCGCTGGACAAGCTGAGCGACCTGTTTGTGGAGGGACTGGGCAATGTCCAGACTATGGCAGCGACGGACGAGGGCGTGAGCCAGCAGGCGCGGGATTACTCCTATGCGGCGTTGACGGCCAAGCCGGATATGCAGGTGACGACGGTGGACGACACCGCAAATTATGCCGCCAGCAGCGAGGCGAGAAAAAACATTATCGCCAGAGCTATTGCGGCGGCAAAGACGGTAGGCAGCACTAACGAAAATGGGAATGCCGTTATCCACGTGGATGATACAGATACGGATGTGATCCTGAGTGCAAAGGGCTTGCGGCACGGCCTTGACCGTCGGTTTTCCACCAACGCACCCGTGACCCTGAAAGCAGGAGAGATTCTGAAAAACGCAGTCCGCATCAACGAACTGACGCCGAAGAAAGACACCGTTGATGCTTCCTATGTGCTGATCGGCGCTGCCAAAAACGCAAAAAACGAACCGTACATCGTACAGTTCGTTGTCAACAGGGCGTCCAATGAAGTGACTTCCGTAGATGTTTTGTATTCGATAGGCACAAAAACAGAACCGGCTGGGAGCCTATCCCCAGAGGTCACGGGCGTACCCGCTACTCTAACCGGTTCTACTATTAGTATATCCAGTTTGCTGGACTATGTCAACAGGTACTTTCCGGATATTCTGCCGGAAAGCGTCTTGAAGCATTATGGATATACGGCGCGCCCCGATGGCGAACTGGGCGAGAGTGCACTGTTTCAGAAGCGCGGCACGACTGACCGGGAAATCCTGCTGTCGGCGGCGGAGGGGTCTGCCAAAACCGAATGGGAGCGCAAGCGCCTTGCCGAGTACCGGGACGCGGTGGGACGGCTGGAGGGCTATGAAGCCCGCCTGTCGGCCAACCGGGCGGAACTGACGGGACTTTCCCTCGCTGATGGGAAGAAAAACGCCAAGCGGATTTCGTATCTGGAGGACGAGATCACCAAGGACACCAACCGCGTGGCCATTGTGGAAAACAAGCTGAAAGACCTTGAAGGCAACCGCAGCCTGCAAGAGCTGCTGGGGCGGGAACGGGCCATGCTCCAGCAGCAGGAGCGCACCTATCTGGGCAAGGTGGAGGAGCTTCTGGGCGGATATCGCGGTCTGTACGGCACGATGCGCAAGGGCGAAAAGGCGGCGCGGGATATTCAGCTGCCCAAGAAGAGCAGCGAGGACGAAAAAATCTCCCAGACGGTGCGGACGGTACTGGAGGCCAAGGCCACGCCGGAGGAGATGGTGCCGGATATCGAGACGCTGGCGCTGGAGGGCAAGTACTCCTATGAGGTGTATTCCGACAAGGCGGCCATTGCCGATGCCAGCCGCACGATCAAGCGTGTGGGCTGGGCGCAGGCGCTGACTGACTGGAAGTCGGCCATGAAAGCCGGCAACGTGTCCAAGAAGAACACGGCCATGGGCTGGGCGCTCTATAACAACGCGGCCAACAGCGGCGACACGGAGACGGCGCTGGACGTGCTTTCCGACATGGTGCAGCACCAGCGGAGCGCGGCGCAGGCTTTGCAGGCCACCCGGATTCTGAAGCAGCTGTCGCCGGAGACGCAGCTTTATCAGGCACAGCGCAGCATTGCGAACCTGCAAACACAGTTGAACGAGGAATACGGCGACGACAAGGCCCCGAAGCTGAAGATCGACCAGACGCTGGCGGAGCAGTTCATGAAAGCCGCCGATCAGGCGGAGCGGGACGCGGTGCTGGCAAACATCTACCGGGATATCGGCAAGCAGATGCCCTCCCGCTTCAAGGACAAATGGAACGCATGGCGGTATCTGGCCATGCTGGGCAATGTCCGCACCCATGTACGGAACGTGGTGGGCAACGCCGGATTTGTTCCGGTGGTGGCAGCCAAGAACGCAGTTGCCACGGGAATTGAAAAGGCGGTATACCGACTGTCCGGCGGGAAGATGCAGCGCAGCAAGGAATTTGTGACCGGCAAGGGCGGCAAGGCGCTGCTGGAGGCGGCGGCGCAGGATTACGCCAAGGTGGCGGACGTGGCTATGGGCGGCGGCAAGTACAGTGATTTTGCCAACGCCAACAAGTATATTGAAGAGGGGCGGGTGATCTTCCGAACCAAGCCCCTTGAGGCGGCGCGGAAGGCCAACAGCAGGGCGCTGGACAAGGAGGACGCATGGTTCTCCAAGCCCCACTACGCCTACGCCATGGCCCAGTACTGCAAGGCCAACGGCATCACGGCGGAGATGATCGCCAAGGGCGGCGACAAGGTGGTAAAGGCGCGGGAATACGCCATCAAGGAAGCGCAGAAAGCCACCTACCGGGACACCAACGCCTTTTCGCAGGCTATCAGCGAACTGGGCCGCATGGGCCGGAACAGCAAAAACGGCGCGAAGCGGACGATCGCCACGGTGATGGAGGGTATTCTGCCGTTCCGCAAGACACCGGCCAACATTCTGGCGCGGGGCGTGGAGTACAGTCCCATCGGAATTATCCGCGGCATGTACCAAGCTACAGTAGGCGTGAAGAAAGGCACCGCAACAGCGGCGGAGGCTATCGATTCTATTTCGGCTGGCCTGACGGGTTCGGGACTGCTGATGCTGGGCTTTTTCATGGCGGCACAGGGTGTTGTGCGGGGCCACGGCGACGACGATGATAAGGAAAACGACTTCATGGAGCTGGCGGGGCATCAGGCGTATGCACTGGAGCTGCCCAATGGCACCAGCGTGACGCTGGACTGGCTGGCCCCGGAGTGTTTGCCGTTCTTTGTGGGGGTAAACCTGTGTGAACTGTCGGGCGGAAATCCGGAACTGACCACGATGGCGGACTGGCTGACGGCGATGTCACAGGTGTCGGAGCCGATGCTGGAAATGAGCTGCCTGCAAAGTCTGAACGATGTGTTCGATTCTGTGGGGTATGCCAGCAGCAACGGACTGCCGGGGCTGCCCACGGCACTGGTTAACGCAGCCGCCAGCTATGTATCACAGGGCATTCCCACCATTCTGGGGCAGGCGGAGCGCACGGGCGAGGGGCTGCGGTACACCACGTTCACCAGCAAGAACTCCAAGCTGACCAACAACGTGCAGTATGCGCTGGGACGGGCCAGCGCCAAGATCCCCATCTGGGATTACAGCCAGATCCCCTATATCGACGCATGGGGCCGGACAGAGAGTACGGGCGAAGTAGGAACGCGGGCCTTTAACAACTTCCTGAACCCGGCCTACACCTCCACGGTGGACATGAGCGCGATGGAGGAAGAACTGCTGCGGCTTTATGAGGTCACGGGGGAGAATGTATTCCCCTCGCGGGCAAAAAAATACTTCAATGCAGACAATCAGGAGATCAACCTGACAGGTGAGCAATATGTGACATACGCCCAGAAGAAGGGCGGCGAGGCGTACAAGTGGCTGACGGAGCTGACGCAGAGCGCGGCCTACCGCAATATGAGCAATGAGGAGAAGGTGGAGTGCATCGACTACATCTATAAGGCGGCCAACGAGGTGGCAAAGGCCAAAGTGGTCAGCAGCTACGAGCCGACCAAGTGGGTGAAGGAGGCCCTGAAGGGCGGCGGTGTCGTAAACGCGGCGATTGCCAAGGTGAAAGAGAAATAGGCATTGACAAGAGCAAAGCGGCGGTGGGATAGAGTTTCCACCGCCGCTTCTGTTATGCTCTTTATAAAAAGGGAGGGATGGACATGAGCAATCTGCCCAACGCGGAGCAAAGCCCCCGCGTGGTAAACGGTGTAATCAAATGGTACGAGGGCGATACCTTCACCATGGATCTGGGTCTTGGACTGACGGATCAGGACGGGGAAGCGGTGACGCTGAATGCAGCGGACACGGTAAAGGTGACGTTTCGGGATAAAGGGGAGAACGAGGTGAAGGAATTTTCTTTTACCAACGTCAGCAAGGCCACGGTGACGCTGGACTTTAACGCGGCGGTGACGGCACTGTTCCCCAAAGGCAGGTACACCTATGACGTGGATGTTACCCATGGGTATCGCACGACGATTGCCCACAGCAATAAGGTGGTGGTGGAATGAGGCTCGATATTCAGGCGGTTTTAAGCCCGCAGTTCAAGGCACGGCTGAACGGCACGATCTCGCGGGGGCTTCAGGTGGTGGATATCAACGAGGACACCGGTCATCTGATCCTGACACTGACGGATGGCCAGACGGTGGATTTGGGCAAGGTGGTCGGCGATACCGGCCCGCAAGGCCCCAAGGGTGACACAGGCGCAACAGGCCCGCGCGGCCCCGCAGGAGCGCAGGGCGCGAAAGGTGACACGGGCGCACAGGGGCCGAAAGGCGATACCGGCCCCGCAGGTGAAAAAGGTGAGAAGGGCGACGCCTTTACTTACGCAGACTTTACGGTGGCGCAGCTGGCGGCGCTGAAAGGTGAAAAAGGCGACAAGGGAGCACAGGGCGAACAAGGCCCGGCAGGCCCCAAGGGGGAGACCGGAGCGCAAGGCCCCACAGGGCCCAAGGGCGATACTGGCGCTCCGGGCGACAGCTACACGGTAAAGGGACTGTATGCCACGCTGGCGGCTTTGCAGACAGCCCACCCTACAGGAAGCGCCGGTGACGCGTGGTTCGTTGGTACGGCGGACAGCAACACCGTGTATCAGTGGGATGTGGACAAGGCGGCGTGGGTGAACGTGGGTGCGCTGAAAGGCCCCAAGGGCGATACCGGCCCTGCCGGTGCAAAGGGCGATACCGGCGCACAGGGGCCGCAGGGTGATACCGGCCCTGCTGGCCCGCAAGGGCCGCAAGGCGAGAAAGGCCCACAGGGCAGCCAAGGCGCACGGGGTGCGGCGGGTATAGTCGTCAGCACTACGGAGCCGACGGACGAAAGCCATCCGGTGTGGGTGAACCCGGAGGGGGAAAACACGCCGCTGCCCGGTGACAGCAGGTTTGAGCTGATCGAGACGATTACAATAGCGGAGGACACGAATATTATCGAGCGGACGGCGGAGCCGGACGGCACCGCCTATAATTTCCACAGTATGGCGCTTCGGGTAACGTTTCCCACAAGTAAGGCAGAATCGAGTGTAACAAATTTCCGTGTCAGCATGTTCGTAGATAAAACGAACACAACCGAGCCAATTGACGCGTTCCGCACATTTAAACTCAACCAGTACACAAATATTTTGACTGTACTGACAGAGAGCCATTATGGACTGTACGTCACACAAATGTCAGATGTAACGTCGAATCGTGGGCATTTGGGTGGTTTTCCCACGATTATTTCGTCTGATTACCGTTTTGGCACCGGCATATGGAAGCTGGCAATCCAGACAACGCTAAGCAACGACCTCTACGCCGGTACGGTTGTTGAAATCTACGGTGTGCGGCAGTGAAAGGAGGATAAAAGCATGAATCCATGGTGGTTACTGTTAATTATTCCGGTATCGGCAATGACAGGGTTTGTCTTTGCTGCAATCCTGACGGTAGGAAAATGGAGTGAGGAGGGCAGTGAATGACAATACCGATCGTAAATGTCTGGGATGACGACCAACAGAAATATGTGCCGATCCGGGCGATAATCGGCCCGCGCGGGGAGAAAGGCCCCAAGGGAGATACCGGCCCCGCTGGCGCGAAGGGTGATACCGGCGCACAAGGCCCACAGGGGCCACAAGGAGAGACTGGCCCCCAAGGCCCGAAGGGCGACACCGGCCCTGCCGGAGCCGACGGCGCTCCCGGCGCGAAGGGCGACACGGGCCCGCAAGGCCCCAAGGGCAACCCCGGCGAAAAGGGCGACGCCTTTACCTACGCGGACTTCACGGCGGCGCAGCTGGCGGCGCTGAAGGGCGAGAAGGGCGACAAGGGTGACACCGGCCCCCAAGGCCCCAAGGGCGACGGGGTGGAGGTGTCCGGCAGCAAGGGTCAGTATCTGGGCTTCACCGGCACCGACACGCTGGGCGCGGTGAGCCTGCCCAGCGCCAGCACCGGCAGCAAGGGCATCACTTATCTGGTGGACAGCTACGAGCGCACCGACACCGACAAGGCCGTCACCCCCAAGGCGCTGAACAGCGTGTACAAGCTGGTGGAGGACAAGGCCGACAAGTTTGTGTCAAAAGCCGCCACGCTGACGGCGGCGGGGTGGAGCAATGGCGTGCAGACGCTGGCCGTCTCTGGTGTGACAGCATCGGCCAACGGCAGCCTGCGCATCGCCCAGAGCGCCACCGACGAGCAGTTCGCCGCGTGGGGCGCGGCGCAGCCCCGTGTGACGGCGCAGGCGGCGGGTTCGCTGACGGTCAAGGCGGCGGGCGCTGTGCCCGCGGTCGATATTCCGGTGGAGGTGGTGATGGTATGATCCAGACAGAGGGTATTTTTGTGGGCGGCGGCGCCATTTCCGCGCCCATCATTGGCAAGGATTTCAACTGGACAGGTGGAGACGGCACGTATCAGGTCATCGACGACGACGGCGGAGACTGGCGTATTAAGTTTCCGTACAGCGGCACGTTCACGCCGTTGAAGAACATGGTGATCGATGCATTCTTGGTAGGTGCTGGCGGTGGGAAGGGCTATACTCGTTGCGGTGGAGGCGGCGCGGGCTACACCACCACGGTGCGGTCTATCGTGCTGGCGGCCAACACCTCTTATTCCATTGTGGTAGGTGCGGCGGGTACAAACGGTCGCTCCTCTGGTTCAGACGGCACAAATGGCGGCACAACTTCGGCATTCAGCGCAGTGGCGGCGGGAGGAAAAGGCTCTACAACCGGTAAAGGAACGCAGGGCATTGGCCTTTCCGGAAGTGGTGGTTCTGGTGGCGGCGGCTATAATATCAGCGGAGTTCATGCCCAGAGGAGTGCCGCTGATGGTGGCACGGACGGCACGGATGGCACTACCATCACCAGTGCGGGCGGCACGGGCCAGGGAACCACCACTCGTGAGTTCGGCGAGGCGGACGGTGAGCTCTACGCTTCCGGCGGCGGCGACAACCTGACCGCCACCGTGCCCAACTCCGGCAACGGCGGCGCTTACGGTATCGCTCCGGCGGACGGCATTGTGGTCATCCGGCAGCACAAGGAGGTGGCGGCATGAGATACGCGATCGTGACAGGCGGCGCGGTGACCAACGTCATTGTTCTGCGAGAGACCAACGCCGGGGATTTCCCCGGTGCGGTGGCGCTCCATGACCGCCCGGTGGGCATTGGAGACACGTATAGTGAAGGTAAGTTCTGGCGGGATGGCAAAGAGGTGCTGACCGCCCAGGAAGAAATTGAGCAGTACAAGGCGGCTTTGCAGACGCTGGGGGTGGTGACAGATGAGGACTGACATCATGGCGCAGGCCCAGGCCATTCGGGCCAGTATGGATGCCGCAGCGGTGGTGCTGACGGACGCACAGGCGGCGGCAGCGCCGCTGCTCTACCGCCCGTGGGACGGCGAGGGGGCGGCCTATGCCACGGGAGACCGGCGGCTGTATAGGGGATACGTCTACAAGTGCCTACAGGCCCACACATCGCAGTCAGGCTGGAACCCGGCGGACGCGCCCAGCCTGTGGGCACAGGTGCTGATCCCCGACCCCGCCGTCATCCCCGCGTGGCAGCAGCCAGACAGCACCAACCCCTACATGACAGGCGACAAGGTGACACACGGCGGCAAAACATGGCGCAGCACCTGTGACAACAACGTGTGGGAGCCGGGTGTATATGGATGGGAGGAGGTCTGATATGTGGCAATATGTTATCCCGGCCATCAGCGCCATCGTGGTGGCCGCACTGACCAGCGGCGGCCTGTGGGCGCTGGTAGCCAAACGGGCCGACAAAAACGACGCGGAGCGCAAGATGCTGGTGGGGCTGGCTCACGACCGCATCATCCACCTCGGCATGGTGTACATCGAGCGGGGCTACGTCACACAGGACGAGTATGAGAACCTGAACGACTACCTCTACGCGCCGTATGAGAAAATGGGCGGCAACGGCAGCGCCAAGCGCGTGATAGAAGAGGTGCGCCGCCTGCCCATCCGAAAGGGGGAACCGGCATAGCACACGGAAAGCGCACGGCGAAAAAGCCAAAGTTGAAGAAGCGGACAAAGTTCACGATCCTTGCAGTTGCCAATTTGACGTGGTACTGCATCGCCGTAATCGTGGCGGCGTTTTGCGACAAGATGGTGCCGGACACGCTGACGGTGGCGTGGTTCAGCGCATGGACAGTTGAGTTGGCCCTGCTGGCAGGGCTGAAGATCAAATCTAAGGAGGAAAACCTATGACACAGTACACCGAGATCATCAAATGCATCGTGGAACTGCTGCTGGCCGTTGCCAGCGCAATCCTGATCCCCTACATCAAGCAGAAGGTTTCTGCGGCGAAACTGGAAAAGCTGATCCGCTATGCGGATATTGCCGTCACGGCGGCGCAGCAGATCTATACGCCGGAGGAATGGGACATCAAGAAAAAGTATGTGCAGGACTTCCTTACCTCGAAGGGCTACGACATTAACCTGACGGAAGTGGATGCGGCCATTGAGGCGGCGGTGAAGCGCGTCAAGAAAGAGCTGGGCGCGTGATGAAGCGGTTCGGGGTTGATATCAGCCGCTGGCAGGGCGATTTCGACATGGCCAAGGCAAAAACTGAGGGTGTGACGTTCGTCATCGTCAAGGGCGGTGGCGGGGATTCCGGGCTGTATGTCGACCGGAAGTTCGCCACCAACTATGACAATGCCAAGCGGCTGGGCCTGCCGGTGGGCTGCTACTGGTACAGCAAGGCGCTGACAGTGGCTCAGGCACGGCAGGAGGCGGAGTTCTTCTATACGTCCTGCCTGAAAGGGCGGCAGTTTGAGCTTCCCGTCTATATGGACGTGGAGCAGAAGGACATGCTGGCACTGGGCAAACGGGCGCTGACGGATATCATCAAGGCGTTTTTGAACGCGCTGACGGCAAAGGGGTACTTTGCAGGCATCTATTCCAGCAAGTCCATGTTCGGCGACTACATGTACGACAATGAGCTGGCGGGCTTTCCGCACTGGGTGGCACAGTGGGCCGCCCAGTGCACGTACAGCGGCCAGTATGGCATGTGGCAGTTCGGCGGCGAGATCAACAAGCTGCGGGAAAACAAGGTGGCCGGTGTGGTGTGCGATCAGGACTACATGCTGGTGGACTACCCCACCGCCATCAAGGCGGCGGGGATGAACGGATTCACGAAAACGGAGGTGACGAAAATGACGGAAGCACAGCTGCGTCAGAAGGTGGTGGACACGATTCTTGGTTGGGTGGGTCTCAACGAGGCAGACGGCAGCCACAAGAAGATCGTGGATATCTACAACAGCCACAAGCCGCTGGCGAGGGGCTACGCGCTGAAATACACCGACGCATGGTGCGCCGGTACGGTCAGCGCTGTGGCCATCGTCAACAACATCACGGACATTATGCCCACGGAGGTTGGCGTGGGGAAGATGATCGACCTCTATAAGGCGCTGGGCCGCTGGATGGAGCGGGACGACTACAAACCCAAGATCGGCGACGTTGTGGTGTATGCGTGGAGCGACAACGGCGTGGGCGAGTGCACCACCGGAGCCGACCACGTGGGCATTGTCACCAAGGTGTCCGGCACGTCCTTCTGGGTGACGGAGGGCAACTACCGCGACAGCGTAAAGACCCGGTCTATGCAGGTCAACGGGCGGTACATTCGCGGCTTCGGTCTGCCGGACTATGCCAAGAAGGCTACCGGCGTGGCGTCCGCCATGCCCACCACGACGGTGACGGAGAAAACCGTGACGGTGAAGCTGCGGCAGTTAAAAAAGGGCAGCGTGGGCAACGACGTGAAGGCGCTGCAAACGCTGCTGATTGTGGGCGGCTATTCCTGCGGCTCTGCCGGGGCCGATGGTGACTTTGGCAGCGGCACCGACGCAGCGGTGCGGAAGTACCAGAAAGCCAACGGTTTGACTGTTGACGGCGTGGTCGGCGCGGTGACGTGGGGCAAGCTGCTGGGAGCGTAAGGCGTTTTTTGGCACGTTTTTGGCACACTTAAACGTGCCAAAACGGGTGCAAACGGGATAGTATAGCTACCAAAAAATGGACATGAAAAAACCCTGTAGCCGTTGTGGTTACAGGGTTTTTCGATGGCAGCGGGAGAAGGATTCGAACCCTCACATACGGAGTCAGAGTCCGCTGTGCTACC